ATATTTTCATCTCCCATTTGATATAATACAATATAATTATCTTGAATATATTAATCCAACCGTCCCAGACATTATTTTTACAATATTAAATCTCTCTTCAAATAAAATAAAATCATATGAATATTTAAATAATTTATTTGGGTCAACATCTATGACACCTATTATATTACCTTCAGAGTCACATTGACTTATTACATTAGCGTCAGGATTCTTTTCTGGTGTAATTGTTAATATATCTATAAAAATATCCTTAAATCTATTTAGATTCATTGCACCACTAGGTTGTAATTCAAAAGGGTCTGTATTAATTGAAAAACTGTAACTATATAAACCATCGTCTGATACACCATTACATCTGTTATATTTTTCTATGTAATTATATACTTCTGCGTCAAATTCACTTTCTCTATATTTTCCATCTATATTAATAGATACTTTTTGTAAAATACTTCTTAAATTATTTACATTAGAAAGTTGAGGTAATCCTACAACTATTTCATTATTCATATTATTGGAAATAGGTAAAACATTGGGTATATCTTCGTATTCCCAATTGCTGTAATTATTCCATTCGTTTCTTTCACCAACATCACTTCTTCTTAAAAACCAAAACCAATTTGAAACCAAGTGGTTTGTATTTATTTTTATTCTTTTATTTCCTATTATATTAAGATAATTCTCTTGATATACTTCTTTAATTAAATATAATTGTTCGTTTTTTGTAAATACCTTTATTTCTTCTTCTGATAAAAATGCATATGTAGAAATTAAATGAATATCTGTTTTCCAATCTACTAAAGTTTGATCCATATTATCTGTTTGTTGTTGTATGAAATTAAATATCTGTTGATTTGTATTTATAAAATTTGGACTAATTCTTGAATAATCAACAGAATTATATTTTAATATAGTGAATAAGTTTTTAATTGGTTTTAATGTGATTTTTATTTCTAACTCGTCATATTGAAGACACGTTAAAGGAAAAGCAGATTTACTAGAATTAGAAAACCAAAATGGTAATGGAATATATAATTTACGCCCTCTTATAGAAGGTTGTGAATTATTATTAATAACATTTGGATAATAACCATTATTCCCATAATACTCTTGTGGAGAATATATTGATTTTTCATGACCTATCATTTTATAAAAATGTTCTTTTTTAGATTGACTTAAATTTCTTTCTAAAGAGTTTTTTATATAATCTCCTGTAAATTGTTGTAAAATAGAACCACTTGAACTTAGAACAACACTTTCTATCATTGTGGTTCCTAAATATTTTACCCAATTGAATTTATAAGGTGTATTATAGTCATTATCATAAAAACCACTCCATATATCAGGTATAGTTATAACCAAAAATGTATCCATAAGCAATTCTGCGTATCTTGGTATTTTGAATGTAAATGTAGATGTTTGTGAAGTTTGTAAATTTTGATATCCTTTATAATCAATTCTATATTTCTGTAATCCAAAATTTGTATATTTAGAATATACAGATTTAAAAAAAGTTTTGTTAGGATTACCGTTTAATATTATATTTTGATTACCATAAGCTATAATATTTAATAATCCTCCAGTCATAATATATTATATTATTATTTATTATTATATTATTTATTATTATATTATTTATTATTATATTATTTATTATTATATTATTTATTATTATATTATTTATTGTATATATAATTTATTGTATATAATTTATTGTATATATAATTTATTGTATATAATTTATTATTATATTATATTATAATAATATGGATATTCCTATTAGTATGATAATAATTAGCGCCTCTATAATAATAATATGTATTATTATATTTTATAATTTTAGAAGTATTGATAGATGTTATAAATTTGATAACTTAACTAAAAATATTAACCTATCAACAGAAGAAGAAAATGAAAGTCTAAAAAATATATTTATAAAATCAGCATTTAATTGTTGTTGTATAGGTGATTCTAAATACGATTATGTAAATATATGTGCATTAGATAATTGTTATAATAATGGAGTAAGATGTTTAGATTTTCAAATATTCTCATTAGAAAATGAACCTATAATTTCGAGTTCTACAAGTCTTAGTTTTGAATATAAAGAATTATTTAATCATTTATCTTTTACAGAAACAATGGTTTATATTAAAAATAAATTTATAGCTGGTTACGATGAAGTAAATAACGATTATCCATTATTTTTGAATTTTAGAATATTTACAAATGATATTAATGTAATTAATAAAATGAATAAATATTTGAAAGATATTTTTAATGATAAAATATATATAAATAATCATGATGTTGTTAAAAAATATGATTTTACCAATAAAACAATAAATGAATTAAGAAATAAAGTAATTATAATGATTGATACCGGAGGAAGTGTTGAAAATATTAAAGATATTGAAAATTCTGAATTAGATGATATAATTTGTATAAAATTCGGAACTTCTAATTATTTCTCATCAACAAGTAATAATATACAAATAGTGGAATTCGATAATTCACTTTCTGCGGTATTCCCAAAAAATAATTCTAAAGCTATAAATTACGATACGTCCAAAGCTATGGAAAATCATTATAGATTTATATTTATGAATTTTCAAACTAATGATAATAATTTAAAAAAATATAATAAAAAATTTAAAGGACAATCATTCTTAAAAGATGATTTATAATTATATTTATTAATATATATATGTCTTATAAATCTAAAATTATATCTGCTATTGAAAAAAATGATATTATACATAAAAAATTAAAAAAAAGTTTGTTAGATTCTAAAGCAATAAATATTGTAGAAAAATTTATTATAGATAATAAATTAATTTGTTATGGGGGAACAGCTATTAATTCAATATTACCAGAAAGTAAAAAAATATATGATTATAGTTTAGATATACCAGATTATGATTTTTTTAGTCCGACACCTTTAATTCACGCAAAAAAATTAGCTCGGATATATGCAGAAAATGGGTTTGAAAATATTGAATCAAAATCTGCACTTTTTAAAGGAACATATAAAGTATTTGTAAATTTTGTTCCAGTTGCAGATATAACTCTTGTTGAAGAATATATATATGAAAAATTAAAATCAAAATCATTAGAAATAAACAAAATGTTATTTGTATCTACTGATTTTTTAAAAATGAGTTTATATCAAGAACTTTCAAGACCACTTGGTGATATAAGTCGTTGGGAAAAAATTTACAATAGATTAACAATATTACAAGAATATCTTAAAGAAGATATATTAATCAGTTTACAATTATATAAAATACCTAATAATAAAATAAATAAATCAATATATAATAAATTAAAAAATATTTGTATTAATAATAAAGTTGTATTATTTGGAGATTTTGGATTATCATTTTATTTAAAATACTTTCCATCTCATATTAAAAATATAATAAATAAATGTAAAATTAAACAAATGTTTATATTATCAGAAACTATAGAAGATATAACAGAATTATTAAAAGATATTAAATATGATATTATTTTACATAAAAACACAGGTAAATTTTCTAATGATATTTATGAAATAATTATAAATGGGTTTTCGTTTATTTATGTTTTTATAACTACTTCTTGTCAATCATTTAATATAATAAGAAAAAATAATAATATATATAACATTGCGACTATTGATACTATAATAAGTAATTACTACAGTTTAGAATATTCTAATATTAAAAATATAGATATTACAAATATTAAATCTTATTGTTATTTACTAGAAAATATACATTCTAACAACAAAAATAATATATTAAAACGTTTCTATATACCGTGTATAGGTCACCAAGAAACAGTTTCAGATATAAAAAATAACAGGAATCAAGTATATAAAAAATATAAAAATAATAAAACACATAAAAAATATCTTGAATTATTCTTCAAATATTATCCAAAAACTAAAAAAAATATTAAAACATTATAAAAACAGTTTTATAAGTTAATTATAATGAATACTTTGATTATATTTGATTTAGATCATACTATAATTCATTCAAATTATAATAATAACATTTTATATATTTATGTTAGACCTAATTTTACTGAATTAATAAATTATTTAAAAGAAAATAATTACGATATTGCGTTTTGGTCGCTTGGTGAAGTAAAATATGTAAATTTAATTTATGATTTTTTAAAAAAAAATTATCTTGTTGATATTAATCCATTATTTGTTTTATCTAAAATACCTGAACTAAATAGTTATACAGATATTTTATCTGATATAAAAATAAATTCACATACTAATGGTTATGAGTTAGTAAAGAATGTAAATACTTTACTATCTTATTATAGTATAGACATTAATAAAACAATTCTTGTCGATGATTTGATTAGCAATATTAATATAAATAATAAAAATAATGTATATTATATAAAAAAATGGTTTTCAACTATGATTTGGGATACTGAATTAAATAATTTTAAAAATTTATTAGTAAATTTAAGAATCTATACTAATTATTAATTTAAATATTAATTATTATACTAATTAATGGAAAGACCTAGTTGGGAAGAATATTATAAATCTATTACAGAGATTTCTGCGTCTAGATCTACATGTAAAAGATTAAAAGTAGGATGTATATTTGTTAAAGATAATAGAATTATTTCACAGTCATATAATGGATTTATATCAGGTATGCCTCATAATTCCATTATTGTAAACGGACATGAATTAGGAACTATACACGCAGAAGAAAATTCATTAATTTATTGTGCTAAATATGGTATAAGTTGTAAAGGTTCGATAGCATATATTACACATTATCCATGTTTAAATTGTGTAAAACATTTATATATGGCGGGTATTAAAGAAATAAGATATATAAATGATTATAATAATGATGATAATATAAAAAAACTTGGATTATTTTTTCAAAATTCCAATGAAGGTATGTCAATAAAAAAGGTTATAGTATAAAGTAATATTCCATAAAATAATCCATAAATTATAACACCATATTTGTTTGTAGTTCCATTTGAATTACGTATATAAGAGCCAATAATAACTACCAATATATTCATTATATAATTTTTTATAAATGGTTCATTAAACATTATAAATAATAAAGTTGCTAAAATAATCATTTTATCTGTATCTTTTGTTTTATTGTTTTTAATTGTTTTAATTTCTATATTTTCGTTAAAGGTTACATTTTCCTTTTTTAATTGCTTTATTTCAGGGTCTATTACGTGTTTCAAAGAACTTTTCAATTGTTGTTCAGGTAATTCGTTTGTAGATTGTTCGTAATCTACTGGCAATTCATTAATATTAGTTGTATGTGTCTCCATATGTATAAATATATATTTCCTTTTTTATATTTATACATAAAAAATTATATTTCTATTATATTTTTTTTTTTATTACAAGTTTCCATTTTTTCGAAAACATTATAACATTTGTCATTATATTTTAGTTTATCTTCGTATTTCTTTAAATCACCAACTCTATGAACTATACAATTACGATTGTCACAACTAAATTTAAATACTCCTGCTAAACCTAATCCTAAAATAATAGATAATATATCCATTCCTAACTTTGATTTTATAAATTTTTTATAATTCAACATTTATATATTATATTATTTTAATCATCTTTGCGAAGATAAATATTTATAACTACTATCACAAGTCGTTTCTTCTAATTCATATTTAAAACAATTATCCGTTTTATCTTTATATTGGTATTTATCTATATTATCAGGATTTGGGTAAATATATATTATTTGCTTATTTTCTAAAATATAAATGTAAAATATTCCTATACATAAACTTATTATAAAATATTTAATGTTTAAATATTGAAATATCATATATATATTAATGCTTTATTTTCTTATACTTCTTAGTTATTATATCATAATTTAAATTATATAAATTTATATCATCCCAATTATTAATATCTTTTAAATATTCATATCTTTCATCATATAGAATTTTATATTCTTTATATCCTTCTACACTTTTTGGTATAGTTTTTATATTAGAAATATATTCTTTTAAATTGCTAGTTTCTCCTATTTTTTTATTTATCTTGTTTTCAATTTTCATTCTTTTTACAGACTCTCTTTTTGTAATCTCTTTATTTATTATATCTATTTCATATTGTATATTTTTAGATTCATTGTATATTTCGTTCAAGTTATTTTTTATTTCTATTTCTTTACTATCATCTTCATTTGTGATAATAAATTCCTTATTATCCTCTTTTAAAACTTCTTTATAATCTTCATTGTAATCTAATTTATAATCTAATTTATATATAATTCTTAATTTATATAATTCAGATAAAGAATAAATTTCTAAACCCATTTAATATAAATAAATATTATAATAAAGGAATATTTGTTAAAGGTTGTTCTATCATGTTCTGATATTTCCTTAATCTGGACAATATATATTCTTTCTTTTTTTGTTCATTTTCTTTAATTGTTTTTGAATCTTGTTTTCCTTTATACTTTATATATAATGTAAATGTAACTATAAAAAACAAAACAAATAGAATAGCTATATTTAAAAATAATGTTTTTTTTTGTTCTTCCTCAATACTTAATTTATTTAAATGAATTGATAATATATTTTTTATATTTTTTTCAACTAATATAGGAATATTAATCATTATATTATTTATAAGAAAATTAATATAATATTATATTATAATGTTAATATCACTATATATATTTTTAACATTTTTTATATTATATATTATAATCCCATTTGTCTTTATAACTTATAATAATTTTGATGAAGGACTTAATGTATACTTAAAACAAATATCGTCTGTTATATTTATTATTTCAATTATTATTATTTTTGGTCAAAATTTATTGTATATTAATTTATTTTCTAACAAAAACAATTGTTCTATAGATGTCGTATCATTTATTTTTAATACGTGTTTACCTTTATTCTTCCTTTTTGTTTTTATATTTTCTGAAAGAGCATTAGAATTAAAATGGTATAAAATATTTTCAAATACATATGGGAAATTACTTTATACTTCAGAAATGTTAAATATTTTTAAATCAATACACGATCAAAAAAGTATGTTATTAATAAAATTTTACGCAAACCCTATACTACTAGCACAAGAATTAAATTATGACAACGATGGATTAAAAGGTATATTTGGAAAATATGACATCGTTATTAATGAAGATCAAGAACAAAATATAAAAAAAATATTAATTAAAAAAGATTTAGTTGGTTATTTTATATTATTATTTTTCATTTGTTATATAACTTCATTATTTTCTGTTAATTTAGTTTTGTCGCAAGGATGTGGTCCTGTGTATGATTAATCATATTTGTATGAATAAGTTATTATATTTTAAATAGTATATATGTAATACTGTAAAATACGAAATTATTGCTAATATTATAGATACTAACCATAAAGGTAATAACGTTGTATTGTTATATCCTACTCCAAATTTTCTTAAACATTCTTCACTACTATTGTATATAAATTCAGGTTTTATAGTGTTTATGAGTATGTATAATATAAGATATACTACTATAACAATTGTAAATAATTTTTTATTTAACATATATTATATATTATTATAATTTATAATATATTAACGTTAATCTTCATTTTCGCGTTCAATATAATCCTCTAAATCGTTTTCTTCTATATTTTCGGGTTCGTCATAATTATCGTCATAATTAGATAATAAATTTAATAATTCATTATTTTCATTAATTTCTTTATCATATCCTTCTTTTGAATATTTGAACATATTATCACTTAATCCTTTGCTCCAATTTTTCATTTTATGATGTTTTAATTCTGTCTCTAATTTTCTTTGCTCGATAGACATTTTTTTAAATTTATCTGTTATTAATTCCTTTTCTACTTCTTTTTCGTAATCTTTATTTATGTTTACAATATTATAACTGTTATTAATTATTTTATTAAATAATTTATATTTATCTATAAAAATTTGTTTTAATTGTCTATTATTTATAAATTTATCTATAATTTCATTTAACAAATAAATAGATGCCTTTAATCTAAAGTGTTTATTATTTATATTTATTGATTTTAATATTTTATATGTCTCTATTAAATCCTTTATTTCTGAAATATTTGATATATCAATATCGATATCTATAATACTTTCGTATATATTTGAAGAAATCAATAATTCTCTTATATTAGATTTATGTTGAATTGATAAATCCCAAATATTACATAATTGTTTATTACTGCTATATTTTTTTACATTATTTACTTTTTTTATATATAATGTTAATATATCTATTATTCTATTTATCATTATATCTGAATAATAGTCATAATCAGAACTTTGAATATTTTCTATATTTATAAATAGTTTGGTGTCTAGTTTTTTTTTTATATTTTTATACATTTTATCAAACAATGAAATATCAGTTATATCTATTTCACCATCTACTATTTTTATTTTTAATCCTAATAATTTTGATAATAATTCATCATTATTTGTTTTATCTTCTTCTTTTATATCTAATTTAAAAATCTTACAATCTTCTTTTATAATATTTAAATATTCAGTTTCTTCTATTGAATGTTGCATTAATGAATTTAATTGTTCTTCTTTATTTAATTCTAAATAATTTGGTGCTTTATATTTTTCGTAACTTGTTTCTACTTTATTTGACAATAAAGAAAATAATTTTTTGTATATTATATTTTTTGTATATTGATGTTTAATCTTATATAAATTTGTTTTACTATCGCCTTTAAAATATAATGTTTTTTTTATATTAAACTTTGGTTTTAAAATGTAATCTGTATTATTTAAATAATAACTATTTAAATCTAAACTAACATATTGGATAAAATCCTTTGTTTTTTTTAAATTTTTCTGTTTAATCATAAAATTATTTACATTTTGTTGAATATGAAATGTTTTTTTATAATTAGTTTTTTCATTAACATTTATAGGTTGTAATCTTGGTAAAAATAATTCCCATTGACTACTATTGAGTTTCTTAATTTTTTTATTATTTTCTCTATTATCTTTAATTTTTTGTTTTAATGTATTATATAATTCTGTTACTTTAAATGTATATGTTTTAATAAATTTATGTAAATTAATTTTTATATTTTTTGTAGTTACACTATCCCAAGGATAAGTATTTGTGTTTTTTCTTATGTTTTTAAAAATACAGATTATATAATTTATACCTCCGTCATTTTCTTCCAATTCCATACCGTTTAAAGGAAACCCGCTAAAATCTGGCTTACAATTATAATAAAAACTTTCTATATCTTCTATATCTTTATAACTTTGTATATATATATAAAATACACTCAATAAAGAGTAAATATAAAATACATTTTTATTCTTTTCTGTATTATGAGTATTAAAACCAATACATATATTTATATATTCTATTATTTTTTGCACATCTTCTTCATTTAAATCTATATTTATTAAATCTACTATTGTTCTTATATTTTTATATAATTCATTGTCATATTTTGAGACAATGACTTCTTTATTTTCGTTTATACTTAATATTTCTCTTGTTGATATCTTAAATCCTTCTTTAGTATACCCTTCTTCATTGTCAAAATTTATATTTTGTATGGTATAACCACTATATTTATCAACCCATTTATCATCTTCATTCTTACCTTGAAATATACATATTTGTTCTATTTTTTTTTCATAAATATCTATACCGAGTGAAAAAGCATCAGATAATTCTTTATAGAACATTGGAACTAATTTTAATCCACTATCTTTACAGTACAACCAATGAATATCATTTTCATTATTTATAGTATTTATAGAAATAAATAACATCAATCCTTTCATTCTTTTATTTAAATCAGAGTCAGATAAAATTTCATGAAATAAATCTAAATGAGGAGAACTAACATATAACGACGAATCTACTAAATTTGAATATTTTATTTTTTGATTATTATATTTATGTTCTTTCTTTTTTTTTATATTCTCTATGTATTTAAATTTTTTTATTTGTTTTTCCAAAGAACTATCTGAATAATACATATTAGTTCTTTCATTTTCATTTAATGTTTTATTAAACAATTCAGACGTAATTTTTTCGTCATTTTCCGGCACATTATCTTCCCATTTTTTTTCTAATATACTCCAATAATACTTTTTATTATCAGAAATAACTAGACAAATATCACCGTCTTGAATCTTATTATTCATTATAAAAGTTTTAACATTATCTGTATTATATTTATCATCTATTTTTTCATATTTGAAATATTTAACAAACTCTTCTTTTGAACCTGAAAATTTTAAATCTATAAACGTTTTATATAATTTTTCTACAGAAGAATAATAATTTTGCATATTTCCTTCATCTTTGTATAAATGTTCATTAAAATTTTGTTGGTCATATAACATTTCTTCATTTGTTTTATAATATTTAACTATTTTTTTAGGTATTGTTTTATTTACATTTATTTCTATTTGTATTAAATTATCATATATATTTTTTTTTTTTATAATAAAATTTAGTAATTCTTTATTTACATTATTAAAATATTCACTATTCGAATAATAATCATTAAAAAAATATGTATTTATAATTGTATCCATGTTCATAATATTTTTATTGTTTTTTACTATTTTTCTATTTTCAACAATTTTCTTTTTATTATATTTTTCTTTATATAATTCTATATTTCTTTTTATTATATTTATTATATTTTTATAATCTTTTTTGTTTATTTCACTTATATTTAATAATGATAATTTACTTATAATACTTTTAATTGAATAACACTTTTCAGGTAAGCATTTAATAAACGAATAAGTATTTGGTATTATTTTTTTTATATTTTCATCTATAGTTTCATTTTTATCTAATTTATAAAATATTGGACTATCCGTAAAAAATTCACATTTATTTAATTCTTTTATATCTAAAATATTATAACTTTCTAAATGTTTATTTGATAAATATATTGGCTCACTCGAACATTTATCTAATATTGATGAATTTTTAGAATTTAATATATCATATATTAATATATCTTTTGGTTTAGTGTAAATACCATCTATGTTTATCATCATATTTTCTTGTATTTTTAATTCATATAGTGTCCCTGGATATATATATAAATCATTACCTTCATTTATTTTAATTTTATATTCATCTGTATTATTTATTATAATTTGATTTAATAAATCATAATTATTTATTTCATTATCTATTGAATCATAAAAATTTTTCATATTATCTTCTATTGTAAAATAAGGATTTGTAAAAGATGTAGTTATTGGATTAGTTTCATTTAATATATGTCCTATAATTTTAACATTATTTGTTATAGGTATATATAATTTATAATCACTTGTATCTACGTTATATGTGTTATTTATTGAAATATATTCATTGTTTTCATTATAATATTTAGAGTATAATTCTTTATATCTATTAATCGTTTTTAAAATAATATTTTTTTCACTTTCACTTCCTTCGGTAAGAAGATCTTCTATTATTACATTAACTTGTTGTTCTATAGAATAATAATAATAATATTCTTCTTCTTCTTGTTTATCTATAGAAATTATTTCTTTATTATAATTATTTTTAATTCCATTGTTCGTTTTATATCCAGCAATTTTTTGTATATTTTCTATATTTTTGGGTAATCCTCTAAAATTAAATATAATCTCTTCTTCTTTTTTTGTAGCTACATTTATAACTTTCATACTATCTTTGATTTTATCTAAATTTATAATTTTATAAATTATATCTTCTGAATCTTTATCTATACTACTTTTTATAAATATATTTTCATTTATTCTATAATTATTTAATATTATATAAGAAGATGTATATGGTTTATAAATAATATTTATTTCATTTTCATTTTTTATTAAATCTTCAAATATAAATATTTCCTTTTCATTTGTATTTTTACCACTGTTTATTAAATACATTTTTTCATTATCTATATAATGTATAAAATAAAAATTATCTGAATTATTCATTTTAATTATGTATCCGTATTTCATTATTATATAAATATATATTATTGTTTAAAATATAGTATTTATTCCTTAAAAATATCAATGATTTTTTTATATTTATCTATTACTAATTGTAATGTTTTAACTAACTCATTTATTACATTAATGTCGGATACATCTTTATTTTTGAAAATAAATTTAATAAAACTATAAGAATCGTGTGGATGTTCTTTTAAAAAAGCAACATATTTGTATATTTCCAAAGATAAATGTTTTTCAATTAATTTACCTAGCGTATAATCCTCATTCTCTAATCTTAATATATATTTAACATCTTCTGATGTTTTTTCTTTATATAAATGATATATTTTTTCATCATCAATTAATAGAGTCTGAGGGCTTTTAAAACTTTCATTATTATTATTCATTTCTTTTATTAGGTTTTCTAGTTTATAAATTATTTTTTTACAAGCAAGTTTAATTAAATCGATATTTTCGAATACACCTACACTTTCTATAACCATGTGATATTGATTTTTTTTATAATATCTTTGAGAATCTAATATTTGAAAATCCTTTAATTCAATGCTGTCTGGTTTAAAACTTTTTTTTATTTCTTCTATTTTTGTATTATCTTCAATATTATAATATAAACATTTAGATACCATATTCCAACAAGCGTCCTCTTTTTGTGTCCCTACATATAGATTCATTTTAATTTTAATTTCTTCACATTTTTCATTGTCATTTACTCTTGGGTATAAATAACATATAGGAATACCATTTTTTTCATATTTAGGAAAATAATTTTTTTTTTTCGGTTCTTTAGATTTGATATCATATAATTTAAAATCATTAGTAGTTACTAATATTTTTTCATCTGTCTCATTTTTTACATTTACTTCAAAATAATAATTATTTACAAAAATATCAAACTTTTCAATTACATTATATAATACAGGAATACACGAAATTCTTTGTTTAATATATTCATTATGAAATCTACTATTATTTATTTCTATATTAATATTATTAGAATCGTGAGGAAATCCTCTAAATACCAATGATTCTATATCAGTCATTAAAGTTCTCCTCAAAGAATTTACTATAGAAACATCCTCATCCAAAATATCAAATTCAAGTTTTCTGTTATTTTCAATATTTTCAATCTTCATTATTATATATTAATAATAAATATATATATATCAATTTTACTATAAATTAATATGTTAATATAAAATATTAATTATATTTATTTAACTAAATGGAAAGGTCTCAATTATTTTATAGTAAATATTGCGAACATAGTAAAAATATTTTAGAAGAATTAAACAAATCAGGTTTTCATGATAAATTTGAATTTATATGTATAGATAAAAGGGTTACTGATAAAAATATTATATACATATTAGATAATAATAATAATAAAATTAAATTACCACCAATGATTAATAGAGTTCCAGTGTTACTTTTAAAACCAAACCACGAAATATTAAGTGGTAACCAAATATTAGATTATATTAAACCACAGTCTAAAACAATAGAACAAGAAGAAAAATTATTGTTTAATGAACCAAACTCATTTTCATTAGGAAAAGATAACTCTTTAACGGGTGTTTCAAGTGACAAATTTAGTTTTATCGATTCTACGTCGGATGAATTGTCTGCAAGCGGTAATGCCGGTCTTAGACAAATGTATAATTACTATAGTATAGATAATAAAGATGAAACAATAATTACACCTATGGAATCGGATAAAAAACAAAAATTAAATATGAATATTGAACAATTAGAAGAAAAAAGAAGAAGCGAATTATAATTTAAAGTTATAATCAGTATTTACACTAATGTCTAAAACAGATAACTTTAAATTATTTAATAATACTTATTTTGAATTACTTTCATTTATAAAAGATAATTCTAATAAAAATAAAGAATATATCAAATTTTATAATAAAAATTTATTAATAAAAAAAACAAATATTAAATATCTTATTAAATCGTGGTATATTCATGTCACAACTATTTATTACGAGCAAATTATGAAAGGAGATATATCATTTTTTTTAAACAAGGATTATAGTGAAGAAAAAAAAAATGTTTCTAAAGAATACATAGATTCATTTGAAAAAAGTGTTATTTTTTTAAAGAATATATATGAAACATTAGAACCAGAATTATTACATATTTTTTTAGACTATATTAAAAAAATAACATATTATAGTTATTTATATTATAAAAAATAATAGATTTAAATATAACAAAATAATTAAAATATATGGAAGAGTTTAAAAAGCTTGTTGATGATTTCTGTTCTGATTTAATTACTACATTTCCTGAATTAAAGGATAAATTTGATAAAGATTATGATAATTATTACTCTCATTGTTTAAAAAATTATCATATGAATTTTTTTGACATTTTATACGAAAAGGAAAGTCTTTTTGAAGATAAATTTTTTATTTTTGAAGGAGTAGATATTTCACCTTTAATGAAAGAAAATATCAGTGAAAATACTAAAAAAAAAATTTGGAAGTATTTGCAATTAATTTTATTTTTTACTTTAGAAAAAAAAGATATAAAAAATAATGATATTAATATTGATGATATACAAAGCAAAATTAAAGAAATGTTAGGTAATAATGATATTAGTGGTGAAAACGTAGAGAATATTTTTAAAAATATGTTAGGGGAAGGTGGATTAGATGAACACTTTAAAAAAATGATGAGTAATATAGATAATCAAGATTTAAGTAATAATAGTTTTAAAGAAACCATTGAAAGTATGATGAATGGAAATATCGGAAGTATAGCAAAAGAAATCGCAGAAGAAACAAACAAAGAATTTGGAGACAATACTCCAGACGAATTTATGAAAAATATGTTTTCAAATCCTTCAGGTATTATGAATTTAGTTAAAAATATAGGGAGCAAATTAGAAAAAAAAATGGGAAATGATAATATAAATGAAAGTGATTTGTTTTCTGAAGCAGGTAATATTATGAAGGAAATGAATAATATTCCTGGAATGAAGGAAATGATGAAAAATATGGGTATGAATGGTAAGCCTGACCTTAAGGCTATGGCATCTAAAATTGAACAAAATAATAAAAAGGAAAAAAATAAGGAAAGAATGAGGGAAAAATTAAAACAAAAATCTAACGAAGTTAAAAAGGGAACAGAAGTAAAAATAGAAGCAACAGATAAGGAAGATACGTTTATTTTTAAAACGGATGATTCAACCCAGGTAAAAAAATCGAAAAAGAAAAAAAGAAAAAATAAAAATATTTAATTATAAAAATAAAAAGAATACTAATATATAATGACTTTTTGGTTATATGACCCAACAATTTTACTACAAAAAAACAATTTTATTGAAGTAATACCAAATGAAAAATTTTCAATGGAAAGAAATTTAAATGCTATTACACGATTGACTATTTATATAACATTTATTTTATATATTATTTTTAAAAAAAAAATTATTAGTTTTATTAGTTTTATTTTTATTAGTTCTATTATTATTGGTATTTATAATAAATTTAAATTTAAAAAAGAAGGATTTAGCGAAATTCATAATGATAATATTTCTTATTCTAATCCGTTTAATAGTAATATTTTAAATACTAATACTAATAAACAACCTATAAAACATATTATTAATTCAGACAATAGTTCAGGAAAAACACCATCTTATGAAATAGAATATAATAGTGAAATAGAAAATAATATTCACGATAATGTTAAAAAAATGATTAAAGATAATAATAAAGATAATAGTGATATCGATAAGTTGTTTTATAACGAAAGTGATAATATTGATTTTGAAAATCATATGAGACAGTTTTACATACAACCAATTGACAATAACTTATCAGAATTTTTATCTTTTTGTTATGGATCTTTACCTTCTAATAAATCTATTATTTCATATTAAAAAAATATTATTATTATATAAATCATGAGTAGAATTATTGACTTTGGATTTGATAAATTATCAAGACTTGGAAATGACGAAGAAGTCTTTACACAAGATAACATAATGAATAATAATATTTCAAATTATCTTACTTATAATCCTTATTCTAAAAGTTGTAATGGTTCGTTTAACGTTGCTTATAATCAACCAAATATTTTTATTAATAAATCCACTTTTCAAGTTGGGCCTTTAGGTTGTAATGTAAATGATAGTTCGATTCTTACAAAAGGAGAACTTACTAACCAAAATGTAAAGCTAACATTACATGAAAGGCCATATAAAACAGTTCCATTTTTAGGAAATGGTAATGTAGATGTATATAAAGAAAATAAAATAAGATTAGGGGATACGTTTAAAGAAAAAAAAAGTGTCTCGAAATTAAATGAAAAATGTTTTAATAATTTAGGAAAATATCCTATGAATGACGGATTAAAAAATAAATTAAAAAATAGTAAAATAGAAGGAGATGTTAATCGTGCATGGATTAGAGGAGGAGTAGACAGTAGAGTTTTATATAAAAATACAGAATATTCAAAATAAAATAAAAGTTTATTATAATGTCATCTACAAGAAATATAAATAATAAAACTAATTATAACGTTAAAGAAAGACAACATAATAAAATATTTGTTCATAATACTTATTTAGGAAAAGGTACTAACAACAACACTACATTTTTTGAATTAGGTACAAATCCTGTTTTTAAAAGAGACCAAATGTCGAATAATAGTATTGATGTAGAAAGTATGTTAAGAGGTATAAGATCTACTAATTTAGAAGGCGAATCTTTTTCTGTTGTTGCTGAAAATAAGAATATAAATATTAAACCTTTATTCGAAAAACCAACTTTTGTTATGCCTTCTCCTTTTGAACATTCTACTATAGAAAGACCTTTATATTTAATTTAGTAATATTATATTTTATAAATATAATATGGCTTTTACACGTTTTTCAAATGATAACGCAAGACAGAAAAAAAAAATAGAGGAATCTGTATTTTCTGGAATATATCACCTAAATACACCAGGTAATGGTATTAATAATAATTATATAGATGATGTAAATATTAGACTACAAAAATGGGGTGCTAATTTACATAGCAATACTTGTAATTTAGAATCTAATATGAAAGGATTAAATATTCCATTGAATAGGGGAACAATTGAATCTAAGAAAACTATAACCAATTCAAAAACATATAATACAAGCAATTTTAATACAGACGAAACTAGAACTACCTTTCCGGTTTGGAAATATAGAGAATTACCTCAACAAAGATATGACCATTTATTTAATAATCCACAAGATCATGTATTTCAAACATTCGACAATAATTTAAATACGAGAGTATTAGAAAAGGATTTTTATGATAAAAATAAAAAATAGTATAATATATTAAATGTCTGAATTAGTTATATCTTGTATATTATTAGGAGGAGCTTATATATTATCTAATAAAAAAAATGAAGGGTTTGTTGAAGAAACAAACGAAGTAAAGCCAAATTTACTTAAAACAGAATTGAATATGAAAATTGACAATAAATTACAAAATAGTAAGGATAAATTTAATAACCCTAATAAAGAAGTTGTAACACATAACAACATGGTTCATTTTTATAATAATAAATCAAATGGTTACGATAATGGTAAATATAATAATTTCGAAGGTATATTAGATAATCATACAGGCACAGGTAGCCAACAAATTGAAAAAGAAGAAACATCACAATTATTTAAACCTCAAAATAATACACAAAATGTTTGGGGTAGTCAGAATAGTAACGATTTTTACCAATCAAGAGTGAATGAATCTAACCGGTTTGCAAATACAAAACCCTGGGAAGAAATAAAGGATTCACCTGCTACAACCGATATTAAATCATTTGTGGAAAGTAGAGACAAAATAATGCCTAAAACTGTTAATGAATTAAGAACAACTAATAATCCAAAAGGAGAGTATGAACAAAATTATAAATCACCTGCATACAATCCAGGTAATCAATATGGAAATTTAGGAAAAATAACTAAACAAAGTGTTGATACGTTTCATGTAAATAATAATATTGAATCTTTTGGACCTGCTTATGGATTAAATAAAGAAATACAAAAACCTGAACAAATGTTAACTGTTGAAAATAGAGATGAAACAAATGTTTCTTATTTTGGAGCAAGAAAAAGTGAAAATATTACTTATATTAATAATTTAGAAAATAAAACACATAAAAAACAATTACCATCTACACCATTTTTAAACGTATCTTCGGTTGGTTCAAACATATCTATTAAAGAAAATTACGGCAAAGAAGGATATAATCTATTAAATAATAATAGAAATACTACCCAATCCGATTATTTTGGCAATATTAAGGGTCAAGTTTTTTCTAATGTTATATCTCCAATTATGAATTCTTTGAAACCAACAAAAAAAATAGTTAATAATCCTAATCCAATAGGAAATATTAATTCTAATGTAAAAAAACCTATGGATTATAAATTATATGATGAAAAATTACCTACTACTAACAGACAAATGACATCCGAAAGTTTAAATCATATGAATTTACAAAAACAATCTTCTAATGCTTATATAATTTCAAATCCGTATTTAACGGATACACAAAGACAAAGCACAAATAACTCTTATATTGGTAACGCAAGAGGAATAAATATAATAAATAAATATGAAAATAACTATACAACTCCAAATATAGATAAAACCGTTGTAAATAGAACACCTTCGGGAAATATGAAAATGTTTAATTCTAATATAAATGTTAATATAACTGGTAGAGAAAAAGAAGTAGATAGAGAAAATGTTATACATAAATCTAACAATTCTACACAAATTCTAGGCGAAAGAACTAAAAATCCACAACATTATGATTATAATACAAATATAGATGAAACGTTGGTTTCTGCTTTTAAACAAAACCCTTATACACATTCTTTAAATAGTATTGCGTAAATATTTGTATAATTTTTTTATTTCGACCAATTCATTATAAGGTATTTTATTTATATTATAAATATTAATTATATTATTCCTTATAATTGTAATATTGTCTCCTTCTTTTTTTATTTTAACTACTTTAATAATCTTACCATTTATTATTTTAGTTTTAATCAAAAAAGGTGTATTTCTTACTAAATGAAATTCGTTACCTATTGTTACGTCAGGATTATGTATCTCATTTAAATAATAACTCCATTTTAAATCACCACATTCACAATTACACGAAAAACTATTTTTTAAAACTCCGAAATCATCCGTTTTTTTGTAACTATAAAACATCTGATTTTCTATATTTCTATATATATCTGTCATTTTACCTTCATAAATTTTTTTATCATATATTTCTATATATAAAGGGTCATTTATAAAAAACGCACAATCTATAATATAAAATGATTTTTTTGTTTTAGGTATTAATAACGCACAATGACAAATTATTGATTGACCTTGTGTTTTAAATTGTATTGGACATTTTGAAATTATAATATGACTATTTATATTATAATTATTCTTTAAATATAATTTAATAAATTCTGACATAGCTATACAATTACCAGAACTATTTTTTATAATTGCCTCTTTTGATGTTTTAATTTTTGCCTCAATATAAGGAAATGTTGAAAAACATAAATTATTATAACATATATTCATTGATTCTTTTAACATTTTACTTGTCAATGTTTTTTGTTCATATAATTTAATTTTTTCTAAATTCATAATATAATAATAATATAATTTAATATTATATTAATTAATTTATAAATGTCAATTGAAATATTTAAAGGAAATATACCTCATCTTTTATTTTACGGTAATATAGAAAATAATAATATTAAGGAAGAAATTCTTAAAATCACTAAAAATGAATATATTCTTGTATTTAATTGTGCTATAAATAAAGGTATTAAAAATATAAGAGAAGAAATTGTATCATTTGTAAAGTTTCAATTACCTGTAAATATTAAATTTAAATGCGTTTTATTATATGACGCTGAATATTTAACTATTGATTCTCAATATTTGCTTAGACGTATAATTGAAATTTACAGTCATAATACAAGATTTATTATTATAACTCGCGATAAAGATAAATTATTAAAACCTATAATTTCTAGATTTATACATATTTATAAAGAGGAAAACGAATATATAAACGGTATTATTCCATATAATAAAATTAAAAATATATTAACTAATAATTTGGATATAATAGATTGTGTCAACGAATTATATATTCAAGGAATATATGCTGATATATTACTTCAATATCTAAAAAATAAAGTTATTAATTTTATTGAACTAGAATTTTACTATGACAGGTTTAAAAATATTTTAAAAAATGAAAAATTTATTATGTTACATTTAATTTATTCTTTTCGTAATAATAAAAAAATAGAAATATAGTTATTTATTATTTATGGATGATTATAGCACAAATATACTCAATGATTCTAAAAACGAATGGTCTATACTTTTGATTAATAATATAACTTGTCATATAATAGTGGGTTTTAGATCAATATTTAATGAAGCTTTAGAAATATGTGAGAAAAATGATGAAGTTGATAAATATTTAATGACTTACCAGAATTTACTTTCTCGTATTCCTAACTGGAATCAAACTATAATTGATACTGAACAAAAACGAATTGTAAATACAAGTAGATGCCCATACCTTGAAGATTTAATTACTTGTGTACATATTACTCAATTAAAAATACTTTCTTGCGTAAATGTAAGTTCTGAACCAAAAAAAATAGAAATAAACATACCAGACATATCTTTATTTATACATAAAGTCTATATTAATATTGCTAGAAAATTATATTCTAATATATATCTTTTTGAAATTGATATTCCTCCTTTAGAACAACAAAAGAGAAATAGGGAATTTGAATTATTAGTTCAAACATGTATTATGAATACAATAAGAGACAACCTACCAATTGAAGAATTATTAAGAAAATATATTGACGAAACACAGGAAATAGATGTAAAAAATATTGAAAGTATTATTGAAAATAAAAAAATAGAGAATAAAGTTGAAGATATTGTCTCTGATAAAGATATTGACTCTGAGATTGCTTCAGTTATTTCCTCAGAAAAAGATGTTGGCAAACATATTGAAAAACATATTGACTCAGATAAAGGTATTGAATCAGACAAGGATATTGAATCAGACAAGGATATTGAATCAGAAAAGGATATTGAATATAATATAGAAAAAGATTATTCAAAATCTTCTTGTGAAGAGTTTGAACCAATAAATTTAAAACCAATAGAAGATAGTTTAGTAAAAAAAAAAGAATATAAAATAGAAGAGATTAATTCTTTAGACGATGAAGATTTTGAAACTAAAAATAATAACCAAGAATTAAAATTATCGTGGGACCCTTCTATTACAGATAATCAAATTAATATAGGAGAAGAAATTAATAACGATAATGATTTTATTCTAGATATAGAAGAATTGTAAATGTTTTAGTTAAAAAATAAAATATTTTATATTTATATAAATATTATGAATTATCATTATATTTATATATCCTTTATTATTTCAACAATTTTCTTTATTTATAAACAAATTATAAATAAACAAAACCCATCTAAAGATGCAAATTTCAATAAAAATACTATAAGAGAAATATTTTTTATATTTATAATATCATTTGTAACATTATATTTACATAATTTATATTTAAAAAAACAAGACGTAAAAACTGAAATATTTACAAGTCAACCGTCGTTTTAATTAATTCGTCAATATTTAAATATGTTTCTAATGTTTCAACATTATAATCATTAAAACATTCATTTATATATTGTTTACTCGGTAAATGGTTATGAGTTGTTCTTGCTATCATTTTATATAATTTAAAATCGGGGTATCTTTCATCTCCATTATCTTTATATAGAATATTTTTACCACTATCGTCGTATAACCAATCAATTATCATTTTATAAACTGGAATATTCCTATATTTTTCTATTTCATTATAATCATCTACTATGAAATCAAAAATAGAACAAGCTAATCTACATAAATCAAAACCATAATTTGGTTCTATTTTATTTTTATTTTGATTATAAAATGGTTCGCAGTTATATTGTCCATAAGCAGTTCCATTGCTTGAAAAACTATCGCTACATAATCTTTCGCCTTTATATTCATATATAGATCTTCCAAAATCTATTATTTTATAAATTTTCCCATATGTCGGAACTTTATAATATTTATTATTTATTTTATAATATAAATATTCTATATTTGTGTTAATAAACATTATATTATTTGTGTGTAAATCATTGTGTGTAAATTTAAAAATACTTTGATAAACGTCTAATGTAATTATTATCTGAAACATAGCACTTGTTAATTCTTTTACATCGATATTATTATCAAATAAATAATCTAAAGTATTAACACATTTCTCCAATGCGATTTTTTGACAAGGTAATTTATCTATAATTATTATTAAATCTTCTATACTTTCGGTGTCTTCATAACTTTCTTCGTCACTTTCTTCGTCACTTTCTTCGTCGCTTTCTTCGTCACTTTCTTCTTCACTTTCTTCGTCACTTTCTTCGTCACTTTCTTCGCCACTTTCTTCGTCGCTTTCTTCGTCACTTTCTTCGTCACTTTCTTCGTCACTTTCTTCGTCACTTTCTTCGTCACTTTCTTCTTTACTTTTATCTTTTTTTATGTAAATATTTGTAATTTCGCTATTATCAGAAACGTCCAACAATACGCAAGATGTATCAATAACTTCATAAGTAAGATTAATAGAATCTTCACTTATATTTAAAGGTTCTTTATAACCAAAATACTTCCTAATTTCTTCATTTTTAAAATTAAATATTTTTCCCACACTATCATTAAAATAATTATTATCACATAAGTATTCATAATCTTCAGATATATCAATCTCACAATTATTTTTTAAAATTATTTCCATATCATAAACATCTAAAGAATGATTGAATCCGTATTTTTTTAATTTACTTGTTAATAAATAAAAGAAACTATCTACATAAGAATAGTTATGTATAGAATTTATATATTGTTGATATATATTTACATTGGTATTATTCTTTTCTGGAAGAATATTTATATTATACTTTTTATATTTACCTGTAAGAAGTTTAACATAATCAATTAAAGGAATATACTTAATAAAACAACTTTTAGTTTCACATTCATTATCTTCAAATTCAAAATCATTATAAGTATTGTTATTAATATATCTTTTAACTAATGGTTTATAGTTAATATTAAATTTATCAAATATTGGATTGTATTTTTCTTCTTGTATAATTATTTCATCCATAATATTTTATAATATTAAAGTTTTTATTATGGTTTAAACTAATTCGTTTTAAAAAAGGTCTTTATATAATTATAATTAATATATGAGTTTAGAATTAAAAAAATTTAGTATGAACTCGATTTCCTTCAAAAAAGATGAAAATAAAGGACCTGTTATTGTTTTAATTGGAAGAAGAGATACTGGAAAAAGTTTCTTAGTTCGCGATTTACTTTTTCATCATGTCGATATACCAATAGGAACAGTAATATCAGGAACAGAAGCAGGAAACGGTTTTTATTCTGAACATGTTCCTAAATTATTCATACATGATGAATATAAAACAAGTATAATAGAAAATATTTTAAAAAGACAAAAAGTTGTAATTAAACAAGTAAATAAACAAATTGAAATTTATAAAAAATCTAAGATAGATGCTAGATCATTTGTAATATTAGATGATTGTTTATATGATAATTCTTGGTCAAGAGATAAAATGATGAGATTATTATTTATGAATGGTAGACATTGGAAAGTCATGTTGATAATAACTATGCAATATCCACTTGGTATTCCTCCAACTTTAAGAACAAATATTGATTATGTATTTATTTTAAGAGAACCATATATAGCTAATCGTAAAAGAATATACGAAAACTATGCTGGTATGTTTCCTACATTTGAATCTTTCTGTCAGGTTATGGATCAATGTACTGAAAATTATGAATGTTTAGTTATTGATAATAATGTTAAATCTAATAAATTACAAGAACAAATATTTTGGTATAAAGCACAAAAAAGAAATGATTTTAAATTATGTTCTAAGGATTTTTGGGAAATGTCTAAAAACTTAGGTTCTGATGACGAGAATGAAGAATATAATCCAGATAATTATAAAAAAAAAGCAGGACCGAAGATAAATGTTAGAAAATCTAAATGGTAATCTATGTTAAATGTATTATATTATCGGCATGAGGTATTATTTCTTTATCATGACTTATTATTATTACTGTTTTATCTTTTGTTTTTTCTGTTATTAATCTAACTATCTTCTTTCTTGTTATTATATCTAAACTAGTTAGTGGTTCATCGAATATTAATATTGTTTTATTTTCTTTTAATATTCCTCTTATAATCATTATAATTTTTTGCATACCTAGAGATATTTTAGAACCATTCACACCTGTTTTTGAATATAATCCTTTATCAATTAAATTAAAATAATCTATTAATTTATATTCTTCTAATATTTCTATTATTTTATTATCTGTATAATTATTTCCATATTTCATATTATACATTATTGTTTTGTTAAATAATATTGTTCTTTGGTTTACATAATATATATTATTTCTAATATCATTTATACATATATCATTTATATTGTGGTCGTCTAAATATATATCTCCTTTATCTACGTTATACATTTTTATCAATAATTTCATTAATGTAGTTTTTCCTGAACCTGATTTACCCATTATTACATTTATTTTTTTCGGTTCAAAAGTTATATTTAAATTATTTAATACATATTTATTTTCATATTTAAAATATACATTTATTAATTTTATTTTATAAAATTTATTTATATTTTCACAAGTACTTGTTTCTTCTTTGGTTAATAATTCATCTAACGCTTTAATTTTATAAATATATAACGAAACGTCTATTGTTTCTTTTATGAAATTATTTACAATACTTATATATATAATTAACATCATAACTATAATCGTGATATTTTCAGTTCTCATATATCCGTTATTTATGTATATGAAAATGAAAATGAATATTACATACATATAATTTAACAAATTACTTATGGATAATATTTTATTATTATTATTTAATAATTTTTTGGCAGATTCTGTATAAATTAAATGAGTATCTTTCATATATTCTACTTCATCATTTAGAGTATTGTCAAAAATTATATTTAATATATTTTTTACTTTATCTCCTAATATATTCATATTACTCCTGTGATTTTTATCTTGTATCTCTATTAGATTAACAGTTTTATTAAAATTCAAATATATATATAGAATTATGATGATAATATGTATCACAGAAAGTAATAATAAATATACATTTTTATAACTAAAAAATATTAGTATGATAATAAATGTTACAATAAAAGGTAGAACACTCTCAAATATATATATAAGAAATATTCTTGTAGCCCAATAAGAAGCAGTAACTAACCATACAATATCAGATTCTTCTATTTCTTTATATTTTTCGGTTAATTGTTTAAAAATATTTAATACAACTAAATTCTTTGTAATGGTTATTATATCTAATACTATATATGATTGTATATAATATTTTAAATTAATAAAAATAGAATATGTTAATGATAAAATAATTATTATATATACCCACCCCATCATACTCCTACACTTTATAACGTTATATATATCTTTTAAAAATTTATCATTTTTATTGTATTTAGAATTTAAAAAATGAGTAAATGATTTAGATATTCCGATACTACCGATTGTATAAGTTATTAGAACCACTATTGTATATATTATTAATATAAATATATTATCTTTCATATAAGGTAATAAAAGGTTTTCTATTAAGAAAGACATTATATTATCTAAATATTTAATCTTTTATAAATTATATTATTATAGTATATATGAAAAATTCTGAAAAAACCAATAATAAAAAGAAAACCAATAAAACCAATAAAACCAATAAAACCAATAAAACCAATAAAACCAATAAAACCAATAAAAAAAATAAAACCAATAAATGGGTAATGTTTGTAAAAATAATACAAAAAGAAAATCCAAAATTATCTTACAAACAATGTATGATATTAGCTTCTAAAAATAAAAAGAGAATGAATAATATTTAATAATATTTATATAATTTTTAGGAAGATATTTTTCCCGTATTCTATGATTTGCATATTTTCTGTTGCTTAAAATAAATTTCATATTTTAGTATATTTTATAAATTATATATAAATATTATTTTGTTTTAAATTATCATATTAAATTATTTCTTTACTTTCTTTATTGTTTTCAAGTTGTATATTTTCATTAGAATTTTCATTAGAATTTTCATTAGAATTTTCATTGGAATTTTCATTAGAATTTTCATTAGAATTTTCATTGGAATTTTCATTAGAATTTTCATTAGAATTTTCATTGGAATTTTCATTAGAATTTTCTTCTTCGTCTTCTTCGTCTTCTTTAAATTCTTCACCTTCTTCACCTTCTTCGTCTTCTTCGTCTTCTTCGTCTTCTTCGTCTTCTTTAAATTCTTCACCTTCTTCACCTTCTTCACCTTCTTCGTCTTCTTCACCTTCTTGTCCTTCTTCACCTTCTTTAAATTCTTCACCTTCTTCACCTTCTTGTCCTTCTTCACCTTCTTTAAATTCTTCACCTTCTTTAAATTCTTCACCTTCTTCACCTTCTTTAAATTCTTCACCTTCTTTAACTTCTTGTCCTTCTTCACCTTCTTTAACTTCTTCACCTTGATTTTTATTAAATTCATTATTTAAATTATTAGTTTTATTCGAAACTACTATATCCATGTAAATTTCTGTTTTTATTTTTTCATATTTCATTAACATATCGAAATGTATATACTCCTTTTCAGAAGAAAATATAGCTGTTAATATATCTTCTCTATTATAGGATTTATGAAATAATTCTAATAATTCATTTAAATTTTTATAATTATGAATTTTCGATATTATTGTTTTTAGTATTTGTGTTTTATCCTTAATTTTATCTTTATCAACATCTTTTAAAAAAATTTCATTTTTTTTTATTATATTATAAATTTTTGTTTTATTACCTTTTCTTTCTTGATCATTCAAACCTTTACCGCTTAATACTTCTATAATATACGTGTCTAATGATTGTTTATATTCTATTAATTCAGATTTATTATCATAATAATATTTAAAAAAAATAATAAATCCGGGGTCCAAATCTTCTAAATTATTTATATTATTATTCATACTTTCATAAATCCCTAATTTACTTTGAATTACACCGTGTTTAACTATATATATATAAAAATAATAATGTTCTTCTATTTTATGATAGTTATCTATAGTAATACATAAATCTATACCATCTTCATTTATACCAAATATTTTTATTTTATACAAGTTTATATTTAAAATTTTATTTTCATCCTTATTAAAATATTGGATATCATCATTACCAAAATGTAAATTTGTATAATATTTTTTATTTGTTAATTTAAATGGTATAAGTTCAGAATTTTTATCATAATCCATAATATATATATTAATATTATTAATATCTAGTTAGAATTTATAAAATCTAAAATGTCTAAACATCTAAAATGTATTTTCTTACTTGAATTATCTTTTATATTAATAATAAATTTATATATATATTCCCAATTATGATTAAATATCAAATATTCATATGTTTCTTTTATTATTATAAATATACTTTCTAATATTTCAGTTTTATATTCTTCGTTGTTTTTTTCAATCTCTTTATTGTATATTTCAATTAAATCTATACATAAATTTATAATATTATCGATTCTACATATATTATATTTTATTAAATTTGTGAAAAATAATAACCCAGATTTTAATTCCGATATTTTTTTTACGTATTCGCAATATTTATCATAATCAATATTAGAATCTACGTATTCTATATTTTTTAATTTATTTGTATATAATAAAAAATTATCTTCAAATACATAATAAAAACTTCTATTTTTATCGATCAGTTCTTTATATAATTTAGAAAATAAATTTGAGTAAAACTTATTTGAACTTGCAATATTAAATATTAGATTTGTTATATTATCTATATCAGAATTGTCTAATTTAACGATTAATTCAAATAATTCTATTTTAAGTCTATCATAATTTTTTTCTGTTATTTTATTAAGTAATTTACAAGTTATTGCGTAATTATCTTTAGGTTTATTTATTATTGTTTTTTTTATATTATTTTCTATAAATAATGTTTTTTTTATATCGTCTATTTTTTTTTTTGTATCATCTGGTATAACATTATTAATTATTTTATATAATAAAATAACATCGTCGTATGAATAGTTCATATATATATATCTGTTGAATATTTAAATTATAGTTAATATAATGTTAATTATTCGTATATTTTATGTTATTTTATTAATATATTTTATTAATGGATTGTGAGTTTAAATTACCTATACAATATGTTAAAAATAAAATATTAAATGATACTATTATACAAGATTTAGAAATATATAAATCATATAGTAATATTTTTAAAGACTCAATATTAAACGAAGAATGGGGGAAATATTATAGTATAGATAAATCATTTTTGAAACAAACACAAAAGCTCACATTAAAATATAAAAGCAACGAGTATGATATAAAAGAGTTTTATAATATTCATAGTAATTTTATAAACGAAAAAAATTTTTTAGATAAATATCAATACATAAATTTTGAAAGAATTAAATATTTAAATTCATCTGTTATATTCATGCAATTTTTAAGTTATTATAATATTTCATCACCTATATTATCGTTATGTAGTCCTATATTTGTATTTATTGTCCCTTTTTTTGTATTAAAATTAAAAAATGTTCCAATAGAAATAGATAAATATGTAGAATTAATACGTGACTTAGTTTCAAATCATAGCATGTTTAAAATTTTTGATAAGGATGTTAATTATAATCAAAAAATATCAGGAATTATGAGTATATTGTTTTACTTTTTTCAAATATATCAAAATACTATATCTTGTATATCGTTCTACAAAAATATTAATCATATAGGTAATTTTATAAATAATTATAGAACTTTTTGTAATAAATCAATATCATTAATAGACAATGTTAATAATAATTGTAAAGAATTTTCTAAATATTCCCAGTTTTATTCTTCAAATTTAAATATAAAAAATACATTTAATGATATACTAAAAAAGTTTAGTCTAATATTACCTTATGAAAATACTTTAAGTCGTATTACACAAATTGGTCTTATAATGACCGTTTATCACGAATTATACCATAATAAAATATATCATGATTCGATTGAATACATAAATAAATTAAATACATTTAATAATGATGTTATTACATTGAAACAATTTGTAATAAATAAACAATTGAATAAATGTAGATACAAAAATGATACATCAATTGAAAAAATGTATTATTTACCACACATCAATACAGAAATGGTTAAAAATGACTTAAAAATAAATAATAATATTATTCTTACTGGACCAAATGCTTCAGGTAAAACCACTATAATAAAATCATTACTTATGAATATTATTATGAGCCAACAATTTGGTTTTGGATGTTATAAAAGTGCTAATATTAAAATATATGATTATTTTCATTCATATTTAAATATTCCTGATACTTCTGATAGAGATAGTTTATTTCAAGCAGAAGCTAGGCGTTGTAAAGATATATTAGAATATATTACAAAAAATAATGAAAAAAAACATTTTTGTATTTTTGATGAAATTTATTCAGGAACAAATCCTTTAGACGCAACGTTATGTGCTGAGATTTACCTAAAAGGATTGTCTCAATTCAAAAATCTTGATTTTATTTTAACAACTCATTATATTGATGTATGTAAATATTTTGAAAATAATAAAAAATATAAAAATATAAAAAATTATAAAATGAATGTTTTAATCGAAAATGATGTAATTAATTATAACTATTTAATAGAACCGGGTATATCACACGTTAATGGTGGGAAACAAATATTAAAAGATTTGGAATACCCTGATTATCTTTTTAATCTTTAATTTCGTTTAAAACATATATAAAGATTATTATATTATATCTATAATGGGTTTATTAGATATAAGTAGTTTTTTTACGGGATTGATTATAAATTTATTATTAATAAGTTTAATATGTTATTACTTTAAACGAAAATATGAAAATTTAGAAGAATCTCAAAATGAACAAGCAAAAATTATATATGAACTTCTAGAAAAAATAAATACAATTGAAGAAGGTAATAAAAATTTTGATAAAAAGGATGATAAAAATGATGATAAAAATTTCCATTGTGAAATAGAAGAATTTTTATCCGATGGAGAGTCTGTTTCAGATAGCGGTTCCGAAACGAGCACAACTGACAATGTAACTAATATATTTAATAATGAAGAAATAAGTGAAAAAAGTTATAAATCTTCTAACATAATTAAAGACTATATTGATGAAAATATTATCGAAGTTACTGAAAAAGATGATGTAGTAAAAGTTGTCGATGTAGTAAAAGTTGTAGATGAAGTTGTGGATGAAGTTGTCGATGTAGTAAAAGTTGTAGATGAAGTTGTGGATGAAGTAAAAGTTGTCGATGAAGTTACTGAAGTAAAACTTGTCGATGAAGCTGATGATGAAGTAAAAGTTGTCGATGAAGCTGATGATGAAGTTGTCGACGAAGACGACGACGAATTAGGAATATTAAGAACTAATAATAGAATATCTGCTGAAAATGATATTGAAGGAGAAAATGATATTGAAGGAGAA